GAGCCGGCCGACTTGACCGATCTTTTCAAAGACAAAGAGGGGTTTGACTTGTCAACGCTCTATTGGCAACACGCCCCGAGGACCGGAGAGCTTTTGTCGTGGCATTTGGTAACATTTGGGGCCGGCGGCAAGTATGGAAAAATTGACTATGACCGAAAAACCCTCGTCCAACGGCCGCGGGAGCGATTGAGCGCTTGCCTCATAGTAAAGAACGAGGAAGCCCATTTGAAGCGTTGCCTTGACTCGTTGCTCGACATTGCCGACGAGATCATTGTCGCCGACACCGGAAGCACGGACAAGACGGCCGAGGTCGTCGTTCCTTACCTGGAACACGGGCTCCGGTTTACTACCGCGCCCGACCCGCTCGAGGTCGGTTTTGAGGCGGCGCGAAACGCCTCGATCAAGGACGCTCGCGGCGAGTGGGTCCTTTGGGTCGACGCTGACGAGGTCTTAAAAAACGCGGCTAACCTTCCAAAGTACTTGCGGCCGCTTTCGCAATGGAGCGGCCTTAGAATACGGCAACATCATTTTTCGTGCGAGCAATTTCTCGGCGAGGGATTTTATCAAGTCGATCGGCCGATTCGCGTTTTTCGGACCGGCCTCGGCGTTCGGTTCTTTGGCGTCGTGCATGAGCATCCGGAAACGGAATTGAATAAAAGCATTGAGCCGTCCTGGGAATTGCCCGACGTTGATTTGGCTCATGGCGGCTACTTGACCGAATCGGAGCGCAAGGTCAAGTTTTGGCGCAATTTTCCGTTGATTTTAAAGGACCGCGAAAAATATCCGGAGCGCATTCTCGGCAAATACCTCTACATGAGAGACCTCGTTCATTTGGCGGTCATGGAATACAACGAGAGCGGGCAACAACTCACGGCTAAGTCAATCACATATTGCGAAGAGGTCGTTAATCTTTACCGCTCCAACTTTTTGTCGGCCGGCGGTCACATGATGGTTGACGGGCTGAAATACTACATAAACGCCCTTTCGTTGCTTGGCCGTGGAAACGATTATTTTTTCGCCGTCAACGTTGGCAACGGCAACGTCGCGCCGGAAGCGCCGCGCAAGGCCCGGTTTGAAACGCCGGCCGATTTTCTGAAATTCGTTGAAAAGGACGTCGAAATCCGTCACTGGCTTTACGAGGGGCCTTGGGGAGTAAGATAAAATGCCGGAATTTTTTAAACTGCAAGGCGGGGCGACCGAACAATTTACGCTCGTAACTAGCGTTCAATGCGATAGCGGAACGACGCCGCACCTGTCAATTTTTGATAGTTCCGGAACGCTGGTAAATAGCGGCCCGGCCACGACGAGCGGCGACTTTGCAAACGGCCATTTTTATCGGTTTGTTCCGCTTCCGGACACGCCCGGCTTTTTTACATGGGAATGGCTCTACGCGGTCACGGCGAACACGTTTGTTGGCCGCCGAGAGTTTGAAATCATCCACTCGAGGGCGCTCGAAACGGCCGGGCTTTATGCTAACGCGAACGACGTCCGGAACGCTTACGAGCCGTTGAACCAAGCGAAGTTCGCGAATGCGGAAATCGACGAGGTCATTGTCGACATTCAAAACGAGATCAATGCCAAGCTCTGTCATAGATACGACGTGCCGTTCGACGCGCCGCCGCCGCCGATGATTGAGACCGTGACGAAATACCTTTCGTTGCATCGAATCGTCGGCCAAAAGCTCACCGCCGGAACGCCCGAATGGATTGGAGAGCTTGCCGAAACCTATCGCGGCTATTTGGACGAGGTCGCGGCCGGTTCGTCTTTTTTGATAAACAGCGCCGGCGACGTAGTTTCTGAAAGCATGGCGGCGGTTGCCGGCCAGGCGGAACACAACCTCGAGAACTACGTTCCGACGTTCAACACGCTAGACCCCGAAGATCAACGAATCGACCCCGACCTCGAGGACGCGGAAAACGACGCATTATGAAAATAAAAGTCGATTTTAAGGGCATGGACGAGTTTTCGAGAAAGCTCCGGTTTTTGCGCGGCAAGCTCAAAAACATGAGGCCGCTCTATAAGTCTTGGGGAATCGTTACCCATAAATGGATTTTGGAGAACTACAAAACCGGCGGCAAAAAACTTTCAACCGGCCGCTGGAAGCGTTTGCGGCCGCTGACGCTACTTTCGCGGAGAGGCAAGGCCGAGAGATACAGCACAATGCCGTTGTCCAATACCGGGGCACTCAAGCGCTCCTGGGCCTATAAATTAATCGCCGGCGGCGTCAAGGTCGGCTCGCACATGGAAATCGCGAAGTTTCACGAAGAAGGAACGTCGCCATATATCATCCGACCGAAAAACCGGCGCTGGCTCTGGTTCGGCGTCAAGCCGGCGCAAAGGACTCGGGGCCAAAAGCTCGGCGGCCAATTGGCGCACGTTGCCGGGAAACCGCCGAGCCCGTACCGGAAAGGACGCACGCCTGGCATATTTGCCAAGATTGTGCATCACCCGGGCTTGCCGGAGCGCAGGCAGTTGCCAAGCGAGGCAGAGATCATGCCTGACATAATGAAGACGACCGACGTTTGGGTTGATAAAGCGATTAAGGGGGCGCGGTGAAGATAACCGAAACGATAAACCTTTTAGCAACCGAGTTGAGAAAGGCGCGCTCGCTTCAAGGCGCTACGATCGCCGAGATCGGAAACGCTGTCGAAATTCCGCAGGTCGTCAAAGACGGATATGTCAATATCTTGCCTCGCTCGAAAAGCCGCGAGCGGGTTTTCTACATCGGCGGCACGATCAAGCAATACAATGTTGAGCCGGAACTCGAGGTCCATGTATGGCAATCGAGCGTTGACGGCCCCGGCGACGCTTGCGATTTGGCCGAAGAACTCGCGGAGAACGTACAGGACGAAATAAACGCCCTCTCACCGAGCGAGATTGGGGTCCTTTGGATTGAGAGCGAAATTGACGATTACGATCAAGGATATTATGAGGGCGTTTTTTACTACGTTGTCATAGTTGCGGTAAAAATGAGAGTCGAAAAGAACTATTAATCCCAAAAAAAAGGGGGAACGGAAAAATGGCACAAGGACGAGGTATTCATGGGGTGCTTCACCGGGTCGTTGCTATCGAAGGGCAGAATAGCTATAACGCCGACCCGTCAAGTATGGGCGGCGTCAAGTTGCCGGTGAACAATATCGGCTTGGCGAGCGACCGCAACTTGATAACGCCTGGGACGTTGCGCGGCCGAAGAGACCCGGCCGCGCCGGCTCAAGGGTTTGTCGACGCCGGCGGCGCGGTTGTGGTCCCGGTCGATCATTGCGCGATCGGGTATTGGTTGCAAATGCTTCTCGGCTATCCGGAGACAACGAGCATCGACGCAAACTTGAAATATCACCGTTTCACGGTGAATAGCGTCCTTGACTCGTTTGTCATGGAAAAGGGCTTTTCCGACGTTGCCGCTTATGAAAAATTCGGCGGTTGCAAGTGCGCCGGCATGCAGATCACGATCGGCGGCGACGAGGAACTTGTCGCGACCTTTGACATTAAGGCCGCGAACGCTACGCCGGCCGGAGCGTCGGTCGTGACGCCTTCGACGGAAATCTCGTTGGCTCGTTTTAATCAGTTCCATGCGAGCTTGACCGAAGGCGGGGCCTCTCAGTCTAAGGTGAGAACGCTCGAACTTAACGTTTTGAACAATCTGGACGAGAGCGTTTACACGATTGGCGGCGGCGCGAGTCGAGGCGGATTGCCCGAGGGTTTTTGCAACGTCAATGGCAGAATGGAGATGATGTTTGAAAACTGGTCTTATTACCTTTATGCGTTTAGCGGAACCGAGCGGAGCCTCGAGTTGACGTTCGCGAGCGGGTCGTTTCAGTTGATTTTCTCGGTCGACGAGCTTCTATACAGGCGGCGCTCGCCGGCGATCGAAACGCCCGAGGGAATTTATCAAGACCTTGAGTTCGAGGCTTATTACACGGACGCCGGGAGCCAAAGCACGATTCGCGCGACCTTGATAAATACCTGGGCCTCTTACAGCGCGCAACCATAAGAGCGTGACCAATTCGGACACGAAAGGGGAAAACCATAATGAAAGTATCAGTCAGAGAACGGCGAATCCAGATTGACGACGCGGTCTTTTACGTCGAGCCGGAAAGTTACAAGACTCAAACGCGAGCCATGCAATTGGCTATTAATGCCGGCATAAGCCTTTCGGAAAAAGACCTCGCCGAGATCGCAGAAGACGAAAATGCAAAGAAGGAAACCGAGGGCGACAAAGAGAAAGCGCCCGCGCCGGTCACGGACAGCGTGATCGTTCGCAAAATGGCGCTCGGCGGTTATTCAAACCTTGCGCGAATTTCTCGTTGGGAAAACATCACCGACGAGGACGGCAACGTTGTTCCATGCAACATCGACAATATCGCCTTTTTGTTCGGTCAACACCCTGACCTCTTGGGGCGGTTCTTGGCCGAGGTAACGCGACAAGAAGAGGGCGACGAAAAAAACTCAGAGACTTTGCACGATGGAGAAAACGACACAACGCCGGGGCGTGCCGAATGTGCAGAGAATCCGCAAGGAAGCGAGGGCGCGCCCCAAGGTGCTTGACTTGCGAGCAAGGGCCGCCCGTTGCGACGGTGCGGAACGAGCTTATTTTTCGCATTATAGGCAAAAGTGAGGCCGGCATAGTCAAGCCCGATAGGTCGATCGACTTTCAAGGCCTCGAGTCGGCGCTCCGGCTTTTCGGAGTTCCGGCCGAAGATCAAGAAGTAATCGCGGACGCGGTTGTCGTCTATGTCGAGGAACTAAGCAGGGGGGCGAGAACGCTTGGCGAACACAATCCAAATCGTAATCAAGGGCGAGGACAAGGCCTCGGCGGTATTCAAAGGCCTGGCTACACAATTCGGCTCCGCGGCCCGCAAGCTCGAGGCCGACGGCTCTAGAATATCTCGCTCTTGGAAGTCAATCGGCGCGGCGGCCGGCGGTGTTCGGTCCGCCGTTTTTTCGTTGAAAGGCGCGTTTGCCGGCTTGGCCATTGGCGCAACCCTTGGCGCAGCGGCAAAGGCGGCGATCAATGTCGCGTCGTCCTTTGAGCAAATGCGGATACAACTCGACACTATGACAAAGGGCAAGGGGAAACAAACGCTCGCCGAGTTGAACGAGTGGGCGCTCAAAATGCCGATCAATACGGAAAAGGCCGTTCAATCGTTTATCTCAATGCGTGCAATGGGAATCGAGCCGACGATTAAACAAATGACGACGCTCGTCGACACGGTCTCGGCCGTTGGCGGCGGAGCCGATACGCTTCAAGGCGTCGCTCGCGCTCTCGGCCAAATGCAGACGAAAGGAAAGCTCGCGCAACAAGAGCTTTATCAGTTGGCAGAGCGCGGTATTCCGGTCATGGAGATTTTGCAAGAACAAATGGGCTTGACCGCCGAGCAAACCGCCGAGATCGGCAAGCACGGAGTTAAAAGCGCCGAGGCGATCGAGGCGATCTTCACTGGCCTCGAGGAAAGATTCGGCGGCATGAGCGAGCGAATGCAAACGTCCTGGGCCGGAATGTGGGAAACCATGACTTCCTACATTAAAGACTTCACGCGCATTGTTATGGAGATGGGCGTCTTTGACTACCTCAAGACGGTCCTTGCGGCTATAGTGACGCAAATCGAGCGTTGGCGCGAGGCCGGGCAGTTGTTGGAGTCTGCTGAAAAGATCGCCAAGGGAGTCATTAAAACGTTCGGCTTTCTTTTGAAAATAGTCGGGGCAATTCACGACGCGTGGCGCGGCTGGAAAATGATCTGGCAAGTCTTAAAGATTGCTTTTTCCAAATTCCAGGCGACGATCGGTTCCGGCATGGAGTGGCTACTTACAAAAGCCGAAAAGGTCGCTCGGGCTCTTGGCGCTGACAAGAAAGCCGACTCGATTGCCGGCGTTCTTGGCGAGCTTTCTCTCATGCAAGGCGTCTGGAACGAAACAATCGACGAGTCGGTTGCAGAGCTTGAGCAACTTGCCGGCCAGGAGTCGACCTATTCGAAGTTAAGCAAAAAGGCCGACGAACTCGAGAAAAAATCGCTCGAGGTATTAAAGGCCACAAAAGAGAACGAAAAGGCCATGAAGGCGTTTGGCAAGACCGGAAAGACGACGCTCAAAAAGACAGCCCAAGCAACAAAAGAGGTAGTAAAGGCCACAAAAGAGAACGAAAAGGCCATCAAAAAGACAGCCCAAGCAACAAAAGAGGTCGCCGAGTCGGTTGCGCAATACGCCAAGCGCATGAAAGAGTTTGCCAAAAACATTAAAGACGTTTACGGCGAGAGCGTCGAGGAAATGCAACTCCGCGCAAAAGCGGCATTCGACGCCGAAAAGCAAGCCCTCGACATTCGCGAGAAAGGATGGGTCGCCTCAAATGCGGCCGTCGTTGAAAGCACAACGGCCGCCGGCGAGGCGATCATTAATTTAAACGAGGCGACGTTCACCGACCTTGCCACAATGTCGGAAGATTGGACGATGGGCCTCGAGGCGGCTTTTCGAGAACTCGAGCAAGAGCATAAAACGTGGGGGCAAGTCGCTTATGAGGCGACCAAACAGTTTGCGAGCGATAGCAAGTCGGCAATGAGCGATCTCTTTTTCGACGCGATTAAGGGCGACCTCGACGACCTTTCGAGCTACTTCGAGCGCATTTTTGACGGCGTTTTGCATATCATAACCGACAAGATCGCCGAAATGGTTTTCGAGTGGCTTGCCGGTCTTGTGAAAATGAAAGCGGCGTCCGACGCTCAAGCGCCGTCGATGTTTGACGGGCTGAAAAGCGCGGCCTCGTCGGCCTTTCAGTGGGTCGCTGATCTCGCAAAATCGGTATTTTCCGGCATTAAGAACTTTATCTCCGGCCTTTGGGGCGGCGTGTTTGACGCGCTCAAGTCGGCGGCGTCCTCGGCGTTTTCGTGGATCTCAGACCTTGGGAACAGTGTCTTTGGCAGTCTTGCGAGCGGGCTCTCTTCTCTTTTTAGCTCGGCGGGCGGTGCGATTTCGAGCCTTTTCGGCGGCGCGGCCGGCGCTGCCGGCGCTGCCGGCGCTGCCGGCGCTGCCGGAACTACAGGCGCGGCCGCCGCGGCCGGCGGAATCGGAACTATCGCCGGTTCCGCAATCGCCGGAGCGGCCGGTTATTTTTTATACGACCCCGTCGCCGGAGCGCTCGGCCTTCCGACCGGCGAATACTCGTCAGCCGGGGCCGGAGCCGGCGCGGCGATCGGGACGGCTGTCGGCGGCCCAATTGGCGGCCTTGTTGGCGGCCTTTTGGGCGGTATTGTCGGCGGGCTTTTCGGGTCGGACCCGAGTAAGCCGCGCGCTTACTCTAAAGGCTTGGTTGGTTACAACCCGGCAACCCGCGAATTTGTTGCAATCGGCCAGGGAGATATTTCGACGGCGAAGACCGGCGCATGGAGTGGGGCCTATGAATGGACCGGCTCTTTCGTGTCTGCGAACTTGCGCGGCTCCGGCTCAATGCGAGAATGGGGGCAGCGTGCGGAAGAAATCGTGGCGGCGGCAATTGGCGGCTTTACTTCTGGCATGAGCGAGGTCATTGCGGCTCACGCTGCACAAACCGGCGAGGCCGTGGGGTCTTTGCCTGTTTTCAAGTGGGACTGGAACACGCATTCGACTCACTATAATGAATGGTTTGATAAGTTCATTACTGTAAAATTGCCGGAAAAAATGAACGAGTATATCGCA